CGGGGTAAAGGTTCAACTGAAAAAACAAGATTTACTCGATTTACCCACCAACCAATACGGGGACATCGAAGTCTTTGTAGGTCAGCGCAAAGAGGTTGACCAAAAGAGCAAAGCAACGCACTGGGTAAAATGGAAGGCGAAAGATGCACCCATGCAAGCCCCGAGCGAAATCCACCCTGCACTAACCAAGGCGGGATTCGTACCCGACGACGACGGGTTACCTTTCTAAAATTTCCCATTCAATAAGTATGCACCCACTAATCGCAGACGTACTCCAACACCAAAGCTATCGTAAGTCATGTTACGATATTGTGAGGGGTACGCACTTCGATGGTGAAGACCTATACCAAGAAATGCTTTTAGCGTTACTCGAAAAAGAGGATGCAAAGCTTTGGGAGGTTTGGCACTCAGGAGGACATCGGTGGTACGTGCTATCGTTAATCTACCGTTTGTTTTTGGGTAAGGGTTCGTTGTGGGACCAGAAGTATCGTGATCGGTTGTTACGTGTGGACGTTGATTGGACACGTGTTGAAGTGATCGCTGAAATTTACGACCATGAAAGCGAGGTTCAAACATCAAAGCAAATGGAAGCAATTGAGGAAGCCATTGCTGAACTGCATTGGTACGAACGTAATTTGTTTATGGTTTACGTTGAAGCCAAAAATATGCGACGTATCAGCACATCGACTACTATACCATACAACAGCATAAGATTGACCATTAACACGGTTAAGGACAAATTAAAAAAGAAATTGAAATGATTTACTTACAAATATTATTCATTGCGTTTTTCTCTGCTTGTGCAGGGGTAACGATTACCAAGCTTACGGGCATTGGTGATAAGATCGGATTCAAGCCGTTCAACTGCTTTGTATGCCTTTCGTTTTGGACTGCGGTAGCTTCGTTCTTTGCAACGGTAGAACTGCCAGTGTTGAGCCTGTTTGCTTACTCTATTGGGTGCGGTTTTATCGCTTGCATTATTGCGTATTTTTTAATCGATAGGATTTACCGATGAAACTGACTGCAATAGAATGGTTAGCAACTTGTTTAATAACAGAACCACATACCGAAAAAGATTTTGAACATAATAAAAATTGTTGGGACAAAGCCGAGTTGATAGAATATAACCAAATTAGGGAAGCTTTCTGCAATGGTGAAACAAGCCATGATCGGATTGATGCACAACAATACTTTAAAGAAACCTACGGCAAATGAACCCTGAACACTACGATAGAAAGGTGCAACCGATTGATTTAATCGATGCCTTTGAGTTGAACTTCAACCTTGGAAACGTGATTAAGTACACCGCAAGAGCAAACTACAAACACGAAAACCCAAAAGAGGATTTGATCAAAGCAATTTATTATTTACGACGTGAATTAAAAAAATATGAAAATAGCTAACAGAATGACCGATGAACAGTTGAAGCGGTTAGAACCACTTTACCCTAAATGGGTTCAGTTTCAAAACGAAAAGACCTTACGCCTAAGTGCTGAACAAGTAATGTTAATGGGTGGGGTATGGAGCGAGGTAATGGGTAAACGTTGGACGGGTGGATGTCAAGCCTGCACCGTTAACGCATTCTCAACTATCATGAACCATTACGATGCTGAACTTGACCGTAGGCATAAAGCAATCCATGAACAACTTATTCAAGAAACGTTCACGGAAAATGAACCGACCGAAATTGTGAACACTAAACAAACAACCGATGCCACTACCGAAAAGAAACCAAGACGAAAGCAAAAGTGAGTTCTTAGATCGTTGCATGATTAATACAGTCATGAAAACGGAGTACGAAGACCCTATTCAACGGTTAGCGGTTTGTAATGCTTTGAGCCGTAAGGAAAGCTACGCAAAATTTGAAAGCCATTCCGACTACCCCGAAGCGGTAAAGAACAACGCCAAACGAGGTATTGAACTGAACGAAAAGAATGGTAATCAGTGCGCTACGCAGGTGGGAAAAATTCGTGCAACGCAGTTGCGTGACGGTGAGCCACTAAGTGTATCAACGATTAAACGGATGTACTCCTATTTGAGCCGTGCAAAGACGTATTACGAAACGGGTAAGCCTACCGACTGCGGTTATATCAGTTACCTTCTTTGGGGCGGTTTAGCTGGCCTTCGTTGGAGTGAAGCAAAGTTGAAGGAGATCGAGAAATGACCACGACAAAAGAAAACGACGTAATCGACCAAGCAATTAGTGCGGTTGAGTTGTATGCATCCATTGCCAATTTGCTTATGGATATAGCCGAAACTGCGGACCATGTGAGCGTGGGCGGTGCTACCGATTACGAATTAAAGCTTATGTGCATGAATAAGCTAAAAGAAATCGTTAACAAAATTGAAGTATGAAGATTGAAAAGTGGAAAGTATCGGAGGTTAAAGCGAACCCAAACAATCCAAGGGTAATTAAAGATGATAAGTTTAAAAAGTTGGTGAAGTCAATTCAGGACTTTCCCGAAATGTTAGAACTGCGTCCGATTGTGGTAAATGTTGACGGTATTGTTTTGGGTGGTAATATGCGATTGAAGGCGTGCAAGGAAGCAGGGTTGAAAGAAGTTCCAGTGATCAAAGCCGAAGACTTAACCGAAGACCAACAAAAGGAATTTATCATTAAGGATAACGTTGGGTTTGGTGAATGGGATTGGGAAGACCTTGCAAGTAATTGGGATGCCGAAGAACTAACCGAGTGGGGATTGGATTTACCGACTGATTCATTTGTAGAAATGGAAGCGGTTGAGGATGACTTTGAAGTTTCCGAAGATGGTATTGAAACGGATATTGTGTTGGGTGATTTAATCGAAATCGGTGAGCATCGTTTACTTTGTGGGGATAGTACTGATAGCGATCAAGTTGCTCGGTTGATGGATGGGGAAAAAGCGGACATGGCTCACAATGACCCTCCTTATGGAATGAAAAAAGAAAACGAAGGGGTATTAAATGACAATCTAAATTTTAACGATTTACTTGACTTTAACCGTGACTGGATTGCTGTTCAATTTATGCACATCAAAGAAAACGGAAGTTGGTATTGTTGGGGCATTGATGAACCATTAATGGATATTTACAGCGAAATATTAAAACCATATATTGCAGAACAAAAAGCAACATTCAGGAATTTAATTACTTGGAATAAAGGCAACGGACAAGGGCAAAATTCAGAGAATACAAGAAGCTATGCAATCGCAGACGAAAAGTGTTTGTTTATCATGTTAGGAGTTCAAGGGTTTAATAATAACGCAGATAATTATTTTGACAAATGGGAGCCAATAAGAAATTATTTAGAACAGGAAATTAAAAAATTAAATGAAAGTGATGGTAAAATTGCTAATGCTTTGGGCTATAAAGATGGAAGAACTGTTAACCATTGGTGGAGTAAATCTCAATGGACTTTTCCTACAAAACAAAACTATGAAGCATTAAGGGAATATAGTAGAACAAAAGATTATGATGGATTTAAAAAAGATTATGATGAAATTAAAAAAGATTATGATGAACTTAAAAAAGATTACTATTCAACCCGTGCATATTTCAATAATATTCACGACAACTTTAATAATGTTTGGAACTTTGAACGTCACAAAAAAACGGGAATTGAAGGAGGTCATGCAACACCAAAGCCAATACCATTATGCGAGCGAGCAATTAAAAGCAGTTGCCCTGATGGCGGTTTAGTTTTGGATTTCTTTTTGGGTTCAGGCTCAACCATGGTAGCATCGCACCAACTGAAACGCAAATGCTACGGGATGGAACTCGACCCGAAGTATTGCCAAGTTATTATTGACCGCATGAAAAAGTTAGACCCATCGTTAACCATTAAAATAAACGGAGTATGCCAAGCGGAGAAAAACTAAAAGGGAAACCACCGAAAAACGGGTTCGATACCAATTCCGAAAACATAAACCGAAATGGAAGGCCAAAGCTATTGAAGAACGTAATTAAAGATACGTTCCTTCAAGAGTTCAACGTTAGGTTAAGCCATTCACAAGCGAATGAAATCATAACGGGAATACTTGGAATGACCCGCACCCAGTTGATGGATTACGCAAAGAGTGACGACGTACCGTTTTGGATTTCCATGATTGCAAAGAAAGCACAACGTGATTACGAGCGTGGTTCAATTCACTTAATCGAGGTATTGATGGATAGGGTGTACGGTAAACCGAAGGAAACGGTTGATACTACCGTGAGCCTTCCAAAGGCCGAAATTCAGATTGGGTTGGTTCAAAGTGTTACACCGCTTTCAAATAGTGAGGATGCAATT